CAATGTAATGCCACTGGTTACCATCGTTGCCCCACATAGTTATGACTAGAATAAATGTTTCAAACATTATTCTTTTGGCTTTTTGTCAGCGTATGCGTTAGCTCCGAAATAGGCAGCGCATAAGGCTGAGTTGGCAATAAAATAGGTTGGCGCTATGTCAGTGATCAATTGGGCTGCATTGTCGTAGCCAAGCATTGCAGTAATCAGGATCGCGGCTGGATAGTTTAGAGTGCCAAATAGAGCGAACCACGCCATGTAACGCATGCTGTCTCGCCGGGCATCAGCGTCCTCAAGCTCCCGGCGCTTGAACTCTAACGCCATAGCAATCTCATCGTCACACAAGACATTGTCAGAGTTTGTGTCGAGGTGCTGATATGCACTGTCTTTCTGTAGTTTCTTTTGCGTCATAATATTATTTCTTCTGCGCCAGAGTTATTAACAGCGGCAAACACAAAAAGACATAACCCCACAAGCACTATGAGAATAAATGCCGATAGCGCGATTGTCTCAAGCGTCTTTTCCAAAGCCGCAGCCGCACGAATTTTCTCACGCTTTTTTTCTTGTATGCGCTCTTTCTCTTCACGCTGGGCGTTATTATAATGGGCAATGATTTCATCGTAGGTTGTTGGCCCAAAGCGCATATTGATCATCAATTTGGCATCCGCAAGGGCTTCGCGGATTTTGCGTTTCTCAATCACATGATCAATTGAGCTTTGCAGCGAAATGCCAACAGAGCCTTTTGAAGACTGATCCTTGTTTAAGGCTTGCTCAGACTGCAACAGCTTTGAAATATGCCCGGCCACTGTGCCTAAATCTTCACAGTCTTGGAGCCGTTCCTTGCACCATTTGATTGAGGCAGACGCAGCACTGATTGCCGCCAAAGCGGTGGTGATAGGCTCCATGATGTGTCTCGATTTTTAGATGCGGTCAGCGACAAGCAGCAAGATCAGTGCGGCAGCTTGACCAATGAGGATATGCTCCAACCGCTTGATGCGTAAGATGGTTTCTTTCCAACGCTCCGCACACACTGCCTCATGTGTGTCAATCTGGCTTTGAACAGATGCGGCTGTAGGTTTCATCACCCAGCGATTTCCATAAAAGTTACGCTGGATTCTGTTGTATAATTGTAATTAGTACCATCATACCCAGAAATATTTAGGTAAAGTTTGTCTGCGCTGCCACCGCCACCACTTAACCCTGTTATCTTATAGGTTATAGGGTCAGTTGTGTCAGTTAAACCCTCTCCAGTTTCATCTAAAAAAATATAACTTTGTGCGTGAATCCCATATCCCATACCATTTACTGACACAGAGTTGAAAATTTGGCCTGTGTACCCAGTGCCTTGCGCTGTTCTGCCATTACTTGTTCCAGTGGCTCCTTTGTTAACTATAGCATAGCTTCCACTGCCAATTTTTCTGTTCATGCAAATAATTGCGTTTTGAAGAGAAGTCATTTTTAAATTAAAATTAACGAGAATTTTACTGTTACTAACTGTTCTAGTAAACGACTGCTCAGTTCCAGCTATATCAGCGTAAGATGTGGTTAAATCAAAAGTACCAAACGCAGTAATTGGGTTTGTCTGAACTTTAATCACACTGCCTGAAAGAACAGGAATACCTGCTGATGTCACTGCGCTAAGAGACTGATTGTTTAGTTTAATTAGTGACATATCTGTCTCCTATCCCGCTATTTCCATAGCAGTAATCGTTGATATTCCTATAAAATTAGTATCACTACCTCGTCTGTTCAAATAAAATGTACTTGCTCCAGATGCCCATTGGACTTTGTAAGTAAGTGCGCTAGTAGTCGCAGGAGCGTCTAAATACTGCATAGACCTTTCCACCATTTCGGTTGTTGAGCATCTAGCAAAGTTTGTTACGCTTGCTGTTCCCCCACCAGTGCCAGAAATTGCAGTGCTATCCCGCAATAATTTTATAGAGTTATTTTGTGAAGCAGTGCTGTGTCCTAAATTTAGAATGTAAGACACTAATATTTTACTAGAAGATGATGATGGTGTTATTGAAACGCTCATCCCAGCAATATCTACAAACGTGCCTTCGCCAGTTGCTGGCGTACTAAGTACGGTGTTTATTGGTGTTTGTTGTACTTGAATTATAGAACCAGATACAGGGGGTAAGTTTGTCAAAGCTGAACCATTAAGTGCTGGTAGAGTACCTGACGTAGCCAGCTTAGCCATAGTAACAGCATTGTTACCAATCTTGGCTGTAGACACAGCACCATCAGTAACACCCTGCACACCCAGCACATCACCAAGAGCAACCACAAAGTCGATGCTGTCGTTCGATGTAAGTGCGCTGTCAAAGATGAGGTTGCTGCCTGATACTGTGAACGAATCTTGTGGTGCTTGAATAACACCGTTTAAAGAACAGAGTAGCTGATTAGCGGTTTCTGGGTAGTATGCTGCGCCACCTAGCGTCAAAGCGTAGGTGTCTGTAGCAGAAGCAGACAGGTTGTCCAGCTTGTGGAACCCACCGCCTACTGGGGATTTTCCTATGTATGGCATGTGTTGTTCCTTATGGTTTCGTAGGCCATGTTACATCATCTAGTGACGTAGCGTTGTTTGTGATGTCACGCAGAGCTTGTCGGTATGTTGTCTGGGCAGATGTAGCATCAGCCGTGTCCGAAAGAACCCAATGGTCTGTTTCTGCTAGTAAGCGATTACGTTCTTCACGCAATTCGCCTAGCTTGAACGCCGCTAATAGTTCAGCTTCCTTTGTTGCCACCGCAGATGCGTCCCAAGATACAGTGTTTCCGTCAGCGTCTTGGGCAACTGCATCTGCACCACTTCCTGTGATTAACACTACGTTGCTGTGGAGTGCGTATATTGCTTCATGTTGCATATGAAATTCCTATTTTCCTAAGAGTTATCTATTTCGTAAAAAGCAACCGCAGAGATACCTGCCGCACCAGCAGTGCCGCCATTATCAGCGGTATTACTTCTATTCAGATAAAGAGTAGAGGCACTAGATGAATCCATCGTCACAGTAATTGCGCTGCCATCGGTGTTTGTAATTTCTGTAAGCACAGGAACAACATATGAGTTGTAACCGTTCCGGCCGAAATAACTGAATGTTTTGGAAGATGAATAAAGGCCAGTGCTTATGTAATTTACACCATTAACCACCCATCTTACGCCCCAATATACGGAAGTTGCGATACCAAAATACGCATGTCCTTGCACGATAATCTTGCTGTTAGTAGATGAGGGAGTGAAAGACCCAAAATCGCAGATTTGTCCAATCGAGGTGCTGTTTCTTGATGTTTGTGTGCTTATGATGTTCACAGCATGTTTCAGCAGTTTACCACCACCCGCCCCACTTATTGTGCCAGTAAACGCAAAGTCATCGGCTAGGTTGACAGACTCTGATTGTATTTTCGATAAAGCCATATCAGCCCCCTATCCTAACGCTGTAATAATTAATTGAGGTTTTCTTATTTGACCACTGGTATCAGTGGCACCATCCCAATTTCTAAATGTATGAAATTCAGCTTCATAAACTGTACTAAAAGACCTGGCTTGTATTTTAAGCGTCTTTGCACTTGTCCAAGACGACTGTCTGCCAGTAGCTGTATCAGCAGAACCGCCTATTGGTATTAGAAAAGTATGATGGTACTCTAAATTAAAAGCGCTATAACTTTGAATAGATTGCCGTTGACTGGTTACTTCAACACCGTCTATGAATGATTTAATATGAGTTATAGTATCTGTATCAGTAAAATCATGAGAAAATCTAAACTCATACATAACCATAGTTGTTCCGCTTGGCGGCGTATAAGATATAGATGACCCTATAATATCTGTACTTGTGTTAGTCATTACTTGTTGAGCAGTAACATTTGCTGCTGTGTATGTGCCGCTTGGTACTGTGTAGTTGTTGCCATCACACAACATTGCAAGTTGTTCTTTGATGTTACTTAAACCAGTCAGGTTAGAACCATCAATTGCTGGTAACGCACCAGTTAGTTTGGATGCCGACATTGAAACTATTTTGGCATCAGAAACAGACGCATCAGGCGGTACTGTCGTTTGCAGAGCCAATGAGTTGTAGACAACATAGATATCATCAGAGGCTGCCACTGAGCCAGTAAGCGTTACCGCTGTTCCTACAACTGAATAGGCTGTTGTAGGCTCCTGACGAACATTATTAATAAACAGGTCAATGCCTTCTGCACTGGCTACAGCGTGTGTCAGCGTCAAGCTAGTGCCAGTCGCACCAGTCAGGTCTTGTTTAGCTGGTACTTGGCTAAAGCCTTGCGTCTGTTGATTGCCTATGTAAGCCATCTTAATCCCCTATGTGCTGATCGCATCAACGGCAGACACCCAAACATCTGCGCTGCTTGCCGTGTTTGACTTGACATAAAGCCTGTCACCAGACTGCACGACAAACTTTGCGCCAGAATCTAAGATCTGCAACGCACCGCCAGCCGCAATGGGTGCGTCTTTGATAAGATGAATATCGTTAGTACCATCGTTGATGTAGACCTCAACCGTGATAGCGTTGGCTGTTACATTGGCAATGTGGATGCCTACAATGGTGTCAAAACTATCAAAGTTAGCGCCATCAGGTATGTCAGCGGCAACAGTGCCTACTGCGTTTAATGTGTATCTGCGAAAATTCTGTGCCATTGTTTACTCCTATAAGGCAATCGACATGGCTATAGAAAAGCCGTTTGTAGCAAAACCAGTTGTAGCAACAGCCGCATCAGCCCATGCTGATCCGCTGTAAACTCGTAAAACACTTGAGCCAGTGTTGTAGTATAAATCCCCAGCCGTCAGCGCATCACCGTCATTGTCCACCGTTGGGTCAGATGATTTTGGGCCAAGATAAACATCACCAAAATTATCTGCGCTTGCAGCGGCTTGCTCCGCATAATACTTCGCTGAGAACACACCGCCAGCAACCGCTGTGTTTGTCGAAAAAGATCCACCGCCCCCTATTGCCCATTGCTTTGCAGATCCGACAGATTGCTGAACACCAACAGCGTATTCTTTTGCACTAAACTCTGTGCCATCAACGCCATCCGCTGTTTGGTCAACAGCCCATTGTTTTGCTGCACCAGCGCCAGCCGTGTCTGTTACGCCAGTGCCACCAACCGCCCAAGCCTTAGATGAATAATCGCCAGTGCTTGGAACTGCGCCATCAACCTTGACAGCGTAGTTTTCTGATTTGGTAGCTGATGCGGATGCTTCACTGGCTTTAGTTGTCGCTGTGTCTTTATGACCACTTGCCGTTACGGCACTTGCAGCCGCCGCTGTCTGAGCTGTCGTGGCGGTTTCTGCATCAACTAACAATGACCATTTTGCGCTGTCAGTGTTAGTCGTTAGCGGCTGAGAGCCAGAGCTGGTATGCGCTGTCACAGCTATGAATATATTGGCGGTGCTTGTGTCCTTGACTATATCGCGCAAAGCATATGTCGTTGACGCTGCCCAATTGCCTTTAAATGTACCAAGCTCACTTGTGACGCTCAGCTCACCAGTGCTATCGAATGCTAAAATTTTGGACGCCCGGTCTGTTGCACTATTTGTAAATTCAGTGCTTGTCATCGTGTTAGTGCGTGACAGCTTAAT